CCCGATTAATTAGGAGAGATAAATGAGCTGTGGAGCACCCCAAGCACTTACTGATCTTGTAGATGGCATCAATGGTGTTGTCGATACTGTAGAGTTGTCAGTTGCATCACTTCCGAAACGTATTGCCAGTATTCCTGGATATACGGAAATCACAATGGGCGTTCAGGTTGCACAAGACCTGAAGAAGATGAAGGAATTGCTTGACGACCCATTTGCTTTGGCTGAAGCAGCAATACCTTCATTGCCACAAGAGTTCCAAGACTTCATCGATAAAGGTAATCAGCTTGTCGGTGATACAATAGAATCAGCTGAACTCGTATCTGGGATGGCTGATAAGTATTCAGATATTGATATAGGCGATCCAGAGGAACTTTTGGATGCTCTGAATGGATTGGGAGATGATATTGACAAACTTTGTGAGATTATCCCAAACATCCAATCAAGATACGGTGAATTGGTAGAACTTGGTAAACCACTCACTGGCACTATAGAGAGACCAACCAATCCGATTGCTAAAATTGCTTCACCGTTTATCAAGAGATTCAATGAGGTGAAAGAGGAGTTTACGGACGGGTTTGATACTCCTTCTGAAGAGGAAAAGCCAAAAAGCTGGGATGATATTCATAATGATATGTCATCTGACTTTTTAGCACAATAGGGGTTATAAATAACGTATGGCTATCAACAACACACCGAAAAGAATTTATAAAGACATTGATATGTCATTCACTCCGAATGCACTGACGAAAGACGTTGGTAAAAAATTCGACGTCAATGCAGTAAAACAGGCGATAAAGAATGTGTTGCTCACTAAGAAAGGTGAAAAGCCATTCAATCCAAATTATGGTTCTGGGGTTTCCGATCTTTTGTTTGAACCCATGGACTATTTTGTCTCTAGTATCATGCAGAAAGAAATAGAGACAACATTAGAAAATTATGAGCGGAGGGTTAAAGTCATTGATGTTATCTGCGAACCAAACTTTGATCTCAATCAGTATGAGATACGAGTAGAATTTTTTGTTGTTGGGATAAAAGAACCGCAAGTGTACACAAATATACTCGAGAGATTAAGATAATGCCAGCAGCAGCACACTTAGGGGATCTCACAACAAATGCACATGGTTGTGAAACATCAGTAGCAATTGATGATTCAGCAGAATTTTACTTGGCAGACAACACTTTACTTGCTGCAGGTGTTACCATTCAGGGAAGTCCTGCTGCAGTTGTTGGTAGTATACTTACAGACCATACTATACTGGTATCGGGGAGTTGTGTTCCACATGGTAGTGCTGGAAGTCAGAAAGTAACTTCTGGAAGCTCAACTGTGAAGGTCGGTGGAAAACCATTAGCATATCAAGGCGCGACAGTATCGTGTCCTGGAACTATAACTGGCGCGACAGGAACAGTCTCTGTCGGAGCATAAATAAAGAAAAAAGAGACCTAAAATGGCAGTAAGAAAACTTACAGAACTTGAATTTGAGCAAATCAAAACCAACTTGAAGACTTTCTTGTCTGATCAGTCACAGTATTCTGATTATGACTTTGAGGCATCTGGTCTTTCTGTTTTGATTGATCTTCTGGCATATAACACTCAATACAATGCATTCTTGGCACATATGGTTGCCAACGAAGCATTCCTTGATTCTGCTGTGAAACGAAACTCAGTTGCCTCGATTGCAAAGACAATGGGATATACTGCAAGATCGGCACGTGCTTCAGCTGCTGTTGTGAATTTAACTATAACAAACATCCCAACGTCATACACGAACGGGTCGTTTACATTGACCAAAGAGAAAGCATTTACTTCTTCTTCAGGTGGCAGAACATTTAAGTTTTATCCTGATAAGGATTACACAGTAACAAAGACAAATGTTTCTGGTGTGGATGGGTTTTATTTCACAAATGTTAGAATGGTCGAAGGGATTCGTGTAGACAATTCTGAAATTGTTGATGTCAACACCTTGTCTGGACCAGTACTGATGGCTAATCCAGCTGTTGATACGACTACGTTGACCGTCAGTGTTCAAGAAAGTATAGCAGATACGTCATCAACAACATTCACTTTCTCAGATAATATTCTTGATGTTAAGTCTACCTCTAATGTATTCTTTGTCGAGGAATCTCTCAACGGTCAATATGAAGTTAGATTTGGTGATGGTGTTGTTGGTAAGAAGTTGTCTTCTGGTAATATTGTCAGATTGAATTATATTGCAGCATCTGGACCAGCAGCAAATGGAATCAAATCATTCACTCCTCCGAGTGTGTTTATTGGTTCAGGAGAAAGCATTTCCTTGTCATTGGTGTCAGAATCTTCTGGTGGTTCTTCTCAAGAAAGCGTTGACAGTATTCGGTTCAACGCTCCAAGGTTTAATGCTACTAAAAATAGAGCAGTGACAACCAATGATTATAGAGCATTAATTCTTTCAGCAAACCCAAATGTTAAGTCTGTTGCGGTTTGGGGTGGTGAAGATAATACTCCCCCGATTTATGGGAAAGTATTTATCTCTCTACAGGCAAGACCAGGATTGGTTATCACGCAAGATGATAAAGATACCTTGCTCCGCGAGACTATCGTTCCAAGACAGCCTGTGTCAATAACCGCAGAGTTTGTGGATCCTGAATTTACATACATCGGATTGAATGTGGGCGTTCTCTATGATTCTAAAAACACCACGTTCACTGAAGGCGCACTGCAATCTGAAGTGAATACTGAGTTGACAAATTATTTCGATACACAACTCAATTCTTTGGATAAGAACTTCTATTATTCAGTTCTTTCTTCAAGAATAGTGAATTTGTCTAAATCATTTATTGCGGTCAACTTAGAAATATCATTACAGAAAAGAGTTGTTCCTACGATTAATTCTATTGTTAGGTATGAACTTCCATTCAATAATAAGATTCAACCATATTCTGTGTCGAGTGTTTATTTTAATGCGCTAATAAACAGAGCGACATATTCAGTTTATATCACAGATGTCCCCGATGAAGGTGTTATCGCTCCCGCATATAGCGGAAAGGGTGTGATACAACTCAAAACTTCTGATAAAAATGTTATCGTTGATGCAAATGCAGGAACTATCGACTATGACACAGGATTGATTGTGTTAAATTCATTACAAGTATCTTCTATTCAAGGTTCAACAACAACATTAAATGTTTCTTGTCAACCACACGAAAGTTCCAAAGATATTAAAACAGATATCCTACAAAGGACTTCTGACACAAGCGAAACAGGCGCGGCAGTTATCGCCAAACCATCTAAAAATTATATCTTGGCACAAAACACTTCTACTGCTGACATTCCAAATAATGTTAGAGCTGGAACAAAAGTAAGTCTAACTGCTAGAGTATCGGATAGTTAAATATGGCTAGATCAGCCCCAAAGTTTAAGAGATTTATTGAATCGATAACTATTACCAACGCAGGCGGTAACTATTCATCGATTCCATCAGAGACTGAGATTTTTATCTCTGCGCCTAAAGGATCTCCCGAGTCTGATCAAATACAAGCAGTCGCCACATTAGATATTCAAAATGGTAGTATCGCATCTATCACTATGACTGAGGTCGGTGATGGATACGGGAATGGTAATATTCTCCATCAGGTCTATATACGATCTGGTATCGGAATTGGGACTGCATCTCTAACAAATACCACGACTGCTGATACTAGAAGGCAAGCTGGGTCATACCCAAACATTGCCATACAATCTATGAAAGCAGGCACAGGGGCAACTGCTAATGTTGTTGTTGACTCTAATGGTGCTGTCACTTCTGTAGATGTTATAACTTCTGGTTCTTCCTATATGGAAGGCGAAACTGTCACAATTACTGATACCTCTATCGGTGGTGTGGATAATGCTCCAGATATGACTTTCACGGTTGCTCAAAACATTGGTGGCGGTAGTGGTGCTATCCTGACGCCAGTTCTTCAGACGATTGCTCGCGCTCCTGGATATTATCACGACAGCATGCGCTACATCACTGACAGCCAGATTCCCGATTTTATCAGCGATGAATATCCAAATTTCGCCAGATTCATTAAAGATTATTATGCGTTTCAAGATCTCAGTCATGAGGAGTACCATGATTTAAACATTACTAATGGTGAAGCATTATATAGTCCGAATCACCTCCTCCAAGAGATGATTGACAAGATAAATCTTGATCACAACGATCCCGATTTCTTAGAACCAATGCTGCAACAATATGCGATCGATTTCCCGCAGACTGCTTTGGTAGACAAAAGATTATTAATTAAAAACATCTCTCAATTTTTTGAAGCTAAAGGTTCAAGGAGAGGTGTTGAAGAATTCTTTAAGTTGATGTATAACGAGGATGTTGAAGTATTCCTTCCATCTGAGTTTATCCTTCGACCTTCCGATGGTATCTATAACAAAGAGTTGACCATCAAGGCATACGCTAATACAGAAACATCCCCAGTTCCAGATCCTCTCAGCCTTAGAGGTAGGCGTGTTGATGTTCATTATTATGAATCCACAGCATCTATTACCGTAAGAAAGGTGATCAACAGCTCTGTTACACGTGTTAAACAGATTGCATATAGCGCACCAGCTGCATTTGAAATGACTCTAGATCTTGCTGGAGATACAATAATTCCAGGACAGGGTGTTGAGGGTTCATTGACTGCTGTTATTGGCGGTAAGATCGCGACTGTTGGAACGATCGGTGCAGCCGATGCACTTAGAACGGCAGGAACTTATGCTGTAACAACATTTACTACGAGCGGAAATGGTACTGGTGCAGCATTTAGTATTGTTGTAAATGGATCTGGTGCAGCTGCAGTGTCAGTCACAACAGTTGGTAATAACTATGCACCAGACGAAACCATTACAGTCCAAGACGCACAGCTTGGAAGTGGCGGTGGTGCTGCTCTGACCTTCAAGGTCGCAACTATTACAGAGGGTAAGATCTTCTCAGTAACGATTTCTGATGGCGGTGCTGGTTATTCAGCCAACCCTTCTGTTATTGTGCAACCTAATGGTGCTGACACAATCTCTACAACCGCAGTTATTGATACTAGATTGACGAGCGGCTCGATTTCTAATACAGTGTTTGTCAATAATGTGCAAGGTGTTGGTTACAATAATGTCCCTACCCTAATTCTGAATACTGATCTTGTTCGTTCTTGGATCGGTCTTGAAGGTGCTACAGACGTTATTGACAATAAAACTGCATTCCTGACAAGAGTTCTAAATTCTGTTGCGCTAAAAACTAATTCAGCTGCAGCCAATGGCGGGTTTGTTGTTGGTGAAACATTTAAGGTTTCTGAGACTGGTGACATCCTCGGTGTGTATGCCATTGACTATTTTGCTGGTGACTATACCCTCACTGGTATTGATAATAATGCGCTGGTTAGAGTTAAGACTCTGGATACGAGTAATTACCCGACTGTTGTCGAAGTAATCTCAACAGGTACTGGTTTCCAAAGAGCATCTTTCGATTTTATTCTTCGTTCAGCAACGAATGAAACATCAACAATTACTTGTGCAACTGGTTTCTCACACACATATCCAGGAAACTTCAAGAACTCTCGTGGATTCCTTTCTGATGCAAACAAGATTCAAGATAATGCTGTATACCAGAACTTCTCGTATCAGATTAAGACTTCCCGACCCAAGACAGAATGGGGCGAGTTACTAGATCGAATTGCTCACCCTGCTGGTATGATTGCATGGACTGACCTGCAAATCAACCAAACGGTCGATATGGGCGCAGACTTCAATGCCCTACCAGACGTGATTGTATTCCGCTTATTTGCTGAAGTTGAGACTCCACTTATTCAGGATGCTCCAGTCTTGTTCTTCCACAAACCAGCAATCACTGATTCTGTGGATTGGTCTGATCAGAGAACAGGTGCATCTGATGATACAATCTTGTTGTTCCCACATCTTGGTAAGGTTGAATCCGTATCAGCCATTGATGCAGTTGACAAGTTTGATGTCACTATGGCGAAAACTGACTCTGTTGATTGGTCTGAGGCTGTTGCTAAAGAAAGTCACTTACCAGCTGTCGCTGATTCGGTTGATTGGTCTGAACTTGTTGTCCTCTTACTTGTAATTCTAAGAGAACCAATTGATAGTGTAGATTGGGCAGAAACTGTCACCTTTGTGATAGAACTAAATAAGACTGATGAAGTAGATTGGTCACAAATTATTTCTCTGGCTCCAGGACTTGCAAAGACAGATTCAATCGATTTGTCAGAGGCAGTCGCCAAGGATGCAGGTAATGCGGTAACTGATGACCCAACTGTTGACGAATCAAACGTGTTGTTATTTACAGGAGCACAAACTGACAGTGCAGGTTGGGGCGAGGCTGGGCAGATTATTGCACAGAATTATGCTGGAGATTACTTTGCCGAAGATTATGTTGGCGAAGTTAGAACTATTTCCTAACTTAGATAAACAATCGTTATAAATACAAAACAAATAATACAGACATCAACTAGGAGAAAACAATGATTCTTGATGTAGAAAAAATGAATGCGCTGGGGCGTGTTCAGATCCAGCTTTTCGACGGACAGGGCAACCTGAAAGAAGAGCACATTATAAAGAACTTGGTTGTGACCACTGGTCTGAACCACATTGCCGATCGTCTCGGTAATAGTTCGCCACCAACTCGTATGTCGCACATGGAAGTCGGTACTGGTACAACTAACCCAGCTGCAGGTAACACTACTCTGGAAACTGCCATTGCTTCCTCTCGTGTTGCATTGACTACGCAGACTGTTTCAACTAATACTGTTGAATATGTTGGCGACTTCCCAGCTGGTACTGGTACTGGTGCTGTCACTGAAGCTGGTGTGTTTAATGCTGCTTCAAGTGGAGTCCTGCTTTGTCGCACAACCTTTTCTGTTGTGAACAAAGGTGCTGCTGATACACTTAAAATCACTTGGACGTTGACTGTTTCTGACACCTAAACCTAACATATAGGAGTTAGAAATGGCACTGTTATTAAGGAAAGCTGCAAGAATAGAAAACGCTCGTTCTTTTTATAGAGATATCTTTAATGAGAACGACTTCTTCTATATGTTTGCTTCGAGAGCACGGGCGTGGGTAGATGAAACCACACCTGAAACTCCTCGTGATTCTCAATATTATCAGTCTCAATACCGTCGAGATATGTTGTTCGTCAAACGCATTCAGGCTTCAGACGCAGTTCTACTTGCTCCGAGGTATAATTGGACTACTGGAACAGTTTACGACCAATACGATGATGAGTATGCAACAGGTCATCCTGCTTATAGTGGGGCGACTAATCTGTCAGAAGCACAGTTTTATGTAATAACTGACGAATTTAATGTATACAAGTGTATCGAGAATAATAATGACGGGCAAAGTACTGTTAAACCGACATCTACGTCTACAGATATGTTCAAACTTGATGACGGTTATACTTGGAAGTTTATGTTCCAAGTTGGTGCAGCTGACAGAACAAAGTTTTTGAACACGAACTTTATTCCTGTTCGTAAAGTTTCTGGTGCGGGCAACCCTGCATTTGATGTGAACGGAGAATTAGATAGCATTGCTGTTACTGCTGGTGGATCTGGTTATACCTCTGCTCCGACAGTTGTTATTGAGGGAGACGGTACTGGCGCGGTAGCAACAGCAACTCTTACTGGTAATGCTGTTTCCTCGATTACGATTACCAGCGAGGGCAGAGGATACTCCTTTGCATTCGTAAAGCTGACTGGTGGTGGCGGTACAGGTGCTACAGCTACTGCAACTCTTGGATCTACTGAAACACCATCCTTACAATCATCCGTAGAGGCTGCAGCAGTCAAGGGCACTCTTGACCGTATTGTTGTCACCAATGGTGGTGTCGACTATGTGGAGGGAGATGTCACAATCACCGTAAAAGGCGATGGAACTGGAGCAACTGCATCCGCTACTGTCAATGCAGCTGGAACGATTACTGGCGTCGCAGTCACAAATCCTGGGGATAATTATACTTTCGTTGAACTTGAGATCGGGCAGACTGTTGGCTCTGGAACAGGCGCGTCATTGAGACCAATTGTTTCGCCAAACTCTGGTCACGGGGGCAACCCACCCAGAGAATTGTTCGCTAAAAATGTTGGTGTTACAACTTCGTTTACAAGTGATGATAACGATATTATAGTTGACAACGAATTCCGTCAGGTTGGTATCATTAAGAATATGCATAACTATACAGAAACAGGTACATTCACTGATTCTATCGGTACGCCCTGCCACGTTGTAACAATTAGTTCTGGTAATGTGAGTAAATTTAACCTTGATGACACACTCACTACTGACGACGGTGGGCAATTTGATGTAATTCAAAGTATTGACACGACTGGTAATGGAACCAAGGATACTGTCTACCTCCTAGAGAAGTTTCCTGGAATCTCAGCCTCATCAACATTTACAAATGTCACCACAGGTGATACAGGAATGACTATAAATAGTTTAGTGAATCCAGAAATCAGTAATCACTCTGGCGAAATCCTGTATATCGACAATCGTAGACCTATCACTCGCGATGAAAATCAGGTAGAAACGCTTAAAGTGGTATTTAACTTTTAAGGTAAAGAAATGGCTCTCAATCTAAATACAAGCCCATATTTTGACAATTTTGATAAGGCGAAGAAATTTTCCCGAATCTTGTTCAAACCAGGAGTCGCTGTTCAGGCTCGTGAACTTACACAGATGCAAACTATTCTGCAAGATACAATCGGTAATTTTGCTGGGTATATGTTTAATGATGGGGCAAGAGTCAAGGGTTGTAGTGGAGAACCTCTGATCAGAGACTTCATCAAGATCAATGATTTGGATGGGTCTTCCGCTAGTGTATCCAACGATACATTGATCAACTATGTCGGTGATATTGTAACTGGCAGCACCAGTGGATTGAAGGGTAAGATTTCTAAAACTGCAACTGGTCTCGACACTGATGCCGTAGACAAGAAAACATTATATATCGAGTACACTGAAGGAAGCAGCACTGGTGCTTACTTACACTTTGAAGCTGGTGAAACCCTCACTATATCATCGACTGATGGTGGACGAAATGGTGACACATTTGTTGTTGATAACGGAACAGATGCAAATGATGCAACTAAAAACTATTTCGGTAAGGGTCTTGACTTTGTAATCGAAGAAGGTATCCTGTTTATTGATGGATACTTTGTATATCACGATAAGCAAGATATTAGTCTTGAAAAATATAAAACGAACGCTGACTCGTTTGTTGGTATTAAGTTTACCGATTCAAAGGTAACATCAGACGATGATACAACACTTAATGACCCAGCAACAGGCACGTTTAACTTTAATGCTCCTGGAGCCGACCGCTACAAAACATCTACGACTATCGCTAAACTTGGTCTGACTGAAGCAAATGATGTTGATTTCATCTCTATGTATACAGTTGAAGATGGACTACTGGCTAGAGGTGGCGATGTACAAAGACTGGAAGAAAACAACGAGCTGGGTCGAAAACTTGCTGACAGAACAAAAGAAGAGAGTGGCAACTATGTAATCACAAACTTTGAACTTTCTGTGAGAGAGCATTTAGACACGGGGTCTAATAGAGGTTTAAAAAGTTCCTCGGACGGTGGTTCAGCTGATCACATTGCTGTTGGTGTCGGCAGAGGTGTTGCATACGTCAATGGATATCGTCGGGAGTTTAAGTCTCCTACATACAGCAAGGTTGAAAAGGCAACTGAGACTGTTGTTGAAGAAGGATTCACAGTCTCTACAACATATGGTAATTACATTATTGTTGATGAGGTTGCTGGTAACTGGAATATCAAAGAAGGCGATCTGGTAAAATTTAGCGAAACAGCCTCCAATGCTGCGTCTGATAACACTTACTCTGTTCACGCTGCACCTTCTACTATCACTGGTCAGGCACGTGTTCGCCAAGTCCGTTATGACAGCGGAACAGTGAATGCTGCTGCTTGTAAATATCGTTTATATCTCTATGATATTCGTATGACTGGTGGTGCATTTGCTGACATCAGAACGATTTTCTACGATGACGATGCAGTCAATGGATTTGCTGACCCAGTATTAGAAAGTTCTAAGGCAGTACTTAAAGAAACAAGTTCTAATCAACTCATATTCCCTGCTCCATTTTCTGCAGCCAAGACTCTTGCAACGGATACTGGTAATACCTTTGATAACAACTACACATACCAGAAAGATTTCTCCACAGAATTTACGACTTCTGGCACGACAACACTTACTGTTACAGGAACTGAGACGTTTCCTTATTCAACAACGCCAACACAAACTCAACTTGATACTGAGTTCTATATGGTGTTCCAAGCTGACTGCACATTAGATAGTGTAACTTATAAAGCGGGTGAGCCATTCCGCTTGACGTCAGCTATGATCACCTCTATAAGCAATACAGCGATCAATATCGATATCGGTACTTCTTTGAGTTCTGCCACAGACGCCATAATTAAACTCAAAGTAAAACAAACTGATGTGACGCCAACACCGATTAATGCTCTGACCTCTCGTTATGTTAAGATTAACACCGCAACAAATGAAGAAACAAGTGTTGGACCATGGAACCTTGGTATTCCCAACGGTTTTAAAGTCGAAGCTGTTTATGTTGACGGTTCTGCATATTCTGAGACTGGTACTGACTATAAAGATCAGTTTGTTTTGGAAAACGGTCAAACAGATAACTTCTACGGTCACTCAAAACTGATTAAAAAGCCATCAGCTACAGTAAGCACTGTATCAAAGTTTATTGTTGTTAAGTTCTCACACCTAGAGCCAAACTATGGTGGTTCTGTTGGTACATATTTTGCGATTGACTCATACCCAGTTGACGATACTGGCGGTTCTGGTATCTTCACATATGAGATTCCTCTGTACCGATCCAAGAAGCTGGGTCTCTTCAATCTAAGAGACTGTATTGATTTCCGTCCATACGTCAACAATACAGCAACCAGCTCAACAAGCATGGCTGGTGCTACTGAAAATCCACTGCCAACATTTGATTTGAAATCAATTGCTGGTGGGTATGAGATGCCGATCCCAACAGAATCATTTACAACAGATGCTGAATACTATCTCGCACGAATTGACAAAATCGCCATTTCTGAAAAAGGTAATATCGATATTGTCAAGGGTGCTTCCAGAACCGATCCAAGACCACCAGTAGCACCTGTGACTGTGATGGAAATCGGAACAGTTAGAATTCCTCCATATCCTTCTGTGTCCCCATTCATCGGTAAGGTGCAAGGTCGCAAGGATATAGCATGTAGTGTCACTACTAGACAAAACAGAGTTTACACTATGGCAGATATTGGTGCGATTGAAAAGCGCATCAACCGCCTTGAATATTTCACATCTCTGAATCTACTTGAGAAAGATACTGCGAGTCTAAAAATCACAGATGCAGCAGGCAACGATAGATTTAAGAATGGTATCTTCATCGATAGCTTCGGAGATCACTCTCTTGGTAATTTGAGAGACCCAGATTATAATGTTGCTATGGATACCAGACGTAAATTTATGACATCCAATTTCTTAGAAGAAAATGTTGATGTTGTTTTTGATAGCACAAACTCTACTGGAATCACAAAAACTGGTAATATCCTATCTCTTCCATATACACTGGTAGACAATCAAAGAAACCTCAATGCTTCTAAATTCCGTAATTGTATCGGTTCTCTTTTGTTTAACTACAAAGGTGACATCGAACTCTATCCTGCTTCTGATAACTTTGTCAATATGGCAGATGGTGGTGACTTAGTTGTTGAAAATAATGCTCTTGCAGATGCTTTGGAGAACGTAACAGGTGCGTTGAATAATGCTGGTATCGTGAATGGAGTTGAGACCACGATGACAGGAATGGAGCCAACGGTAACTCCAATTTCATTTAGTGGGTCTGATTCAGACAGCGACCGTGGCGGGCAGGGGAACAGGTCAATCGCCAGCGCAAGTGCTTCTTTTGAAGTATCTATGAACGAAGTGGTTGAATCTTCGCAGATTAGTCAATCTGTCAATACCATGACAATTGCTTCTACTGGATCCACAACAGTAACTCAAAATCATGGAGATCGAATTATCGACATCGGGTTCTCTCCATTCATGAGATCTCAGAACGTGACATTCCACGCCACACGATTAAAACCAAATACAAGGTTTTATATTTACTTTGATGGCGATGCTGTTTCTGATCATTGTCGTCCTCTAACCTATTCGACATTTACTACTCAACTTGCTGCTGGCGCGACCAACTTCTGGTCAGATTTTAACAACACCGCGAATGCATATGGTGCTTCGATTGTATCTGACTCTGAGGGTCGGATTGCTGGTCAGTTTAGAATTCCTGCGTCAAGATTCCGTATCGGAGAGAAAGTTCTTCGTATGGTAGATGATGTTCTGAACCGAGACGGATTTGTAACCAGCTCTGCTGAAGCAACATATTCTTCGTTTGGTCTGGACGCTGTTAAACAAGGCACGATTGTTTCTACGCAGGTTCCGACATTTAATACTGGATCAAACCTTGGAGACCCACAGACGCTCGGTAGTATTGTCACTGATGTTCGTACTGAAGATGTTACCGCCAGCCTTGCTGTAGATGTCAACTTGACTGCATTCGATCCAACTGCACAAACATTCACGATTGCTGAAGAAGAAGGTATATTCTGTCCAAAAATTGATTTGTTCTTTAGAAAAAAATCTGATACTGACGGGGTCACAATCCAGATAAGGGAAGTGGTCAATGGGTATCCTGGAATCAGAGTTGTTCCTTATGGTTCAAAGTATCTTTCTCCTTCTGATGTAAGTGTCTCTACTGAATTTGCAGATGGAACAGTAAGTTATGCAACTACTGGCGTCACATTTGACTCCCCAATATACCTCGAGGGCGGTCGAGAGTATTGTGTCGTTATTCTACCACAAGGTAATAGCCCTGATTATGAGGTCTATGTATCTGAGCTGGGTCAGAATAAAATTGGAACCACGCAAAGAATTGTAGCCGAAGATGTTTCGGGCGGTGTTCTGTTCGTGTCGTCAAACAATAGAACTTGGAATGCTATCCAAGCTGAAGATTTGATGCACAGAATCTATCGTTGTAACTTTACTACTGATACTGATGGAGTCGCTAAGTTTACTAACAGCACCATCGACTATCTGCAACTAACGGACTTCACTGCTGGTCAATTCCAAGCAGGTGATAACCTCCACGCATTCGACATAACTCTTGATAATGGTGGTTCTGGTCACGCAGTCGGTAATGTCATAACCTTCGCTGGATTTGGCAACGGAACGGGTCTCAAACTTAAAGTAACAACGGTGAGTACTGGTGCTGTTACTGGATTTACAATTGACTCCATGGGTTCTGGGTTTACTGCTGATGGAGTAGATGTCGCCCAATCTGCAACAACTGGTTCTGGTACTGGCTGTATAATTGATGTCACGACTAAAACAGGTGTTGTTGAAAACTATTCTACACTAAGAGATGTCGCGAGAGTTCTACTCACAAAATCTGACTTTGATGTTGCAGATATCGTTTCTAATGGAACTTCTCAGGGAACACTTTCCTCTATAGAAAACAAGATCTTTAACAAACTTCAGTTAAACTTTGGTGAGTTGATACTTCCGAAGACAAACTTGACACACAAATATGCAGGAACTCGATCTACTGGTGTCTCGACCAAGGGAACTGTAGAAAGAATCATCACTAAAATGGAGCAGCAAAAGACTACGAGAGAGTTTTCAGTATACTCTAAGTCCAATGAAGATGCTAACCTGAGTGGAGCTAAATCTTTCAACAGTAACTCTACATTCACGACTGAGAGTAAGTTCGTAAGTCCAGTCATTGATTTATCCAGATGTAGTTTCATCACTACACAGAACAAGATCAATAATTCTGATACAAATGAAACTAATCCTAATAATGGTTCTGCGCTTGCGAAATATATCTCTAAGACAGTCAGACTATCTGAAGGGCAAGATGCTGAAGATTTAAAAATCTTCTTAGACCAACTGACTCCATTCGGATCTTCTGTTAAGGTTTATGGTAAGTTCTTGGCTGCTGAAGACGATGCCAACTTGAGAGAAGAGCTAAATTGGTTTGAGATGACTGACGATGGTGTTCCTGATTCAGCAGGTTTAGCTCAAACTCAATTCATTGAAACCAAATATACCATTGATAATGCAAACCTCAACAGCAGTGATGCTTTAGAGTATTCCGTTAAGAGAGTTGATGCAACTGCGATTACTGCTGGCGGTTCATCTTATACCACTCCTCCGACTGTAACTTTTTCTGGTGGCACAGCAACTCGCCAAGCCAAGGGTATTGCAGTTCTAAGTAGTGGCGCGGTTGCCTCGATTATTATCACGGATCCAGGAAGGTACTCAACTTCTTCTGCTGCACCGACAATCACTATAACTGGTGGCGGTGGTTCTAGCGCGACTGCAACAGCAACTCTTGGAACTACAACGTATACAAACTTCAAAGAGTTCGCTGTAAAGATTGTTCTGATGACTGACAATACGTCAAATGTTCCGCAGCTGAGAAATCTGAGGGCGATTGCTCTCCAAGTATAAGGTAAAATGCAATGGATTTTAATACGGATAAATATACTAGAGACAAAGCCACGAACTCGCTATTGAGTAATGATGCCGAGGGCTTGGCTGCATATAAAGCAAGAAAAAATCAGTCTAGGAAGCTAGACGAAGTTTGCGACGATATAAATAGTCTGAAAGAAGACTTGGCATTAATTAAAGATGCCATTCAGGTAATTCTAAAAAATAGGTAAGAAAAAATGTCAACACTTACAACTCGTTCAGGTAAAGGCTCACCCCTCACTAACACAGAGGTGGATTCAAACTTTACAAATTTAAACACCGACAAATACCAAAGCGGTGATGACGTTGTTGTTGATGATATCACAGTATCTGGTCGATTCATTGTTGGTGTTGATGCTTCGGTTACTGCCGCTGGCACAGTACAGGGCGATGCAACAGCGTTGACCAAAACGTATAATATCATTAACACAGCAAGTGCCAACCAAGGGGTAAAACTTCTTGATGCTTCTGCAGGTACACGTGTAACAATCTTTAATTCTACCACAGTAACTGTCAAGATTTACCCATATTCTGGTGAGTCTATCAACGACCTTTCTGCCAATGCTGCACTATCGCTTGGTCCAGAAAAGGGTCGTGACTTTGTTGCTGTATCCGCGACTCAATGGCAGTCTACGGATGAAGGTGACGCAACTGTTGCTACAACCATTGATGCTTCTGGTCTTGCCTCTCTAGACGGTGGTATTGATGTTGATGGTGCATTTACTGTTGCTGACGGAACAGGTAACATTGACACCTCGGGAACATTGACTGTTGATGGTCTTTCTTCCCTTGATGGTGGTATTGATGTAAATGGTTCAACCTTCACTGTGAGTGCTGCAGGTGCTATTGGTGGCACTTCACTGAGTATTTCAGGAACTACAACTCTCTCAGGAGATCTGAAATATGGTATCACTGCTTCAATCACTGCAGCTGGTTCTGCTCAGGGTGATGCTACTGCGCTGACAGAAACAATCAATATCGTGACTACTGCTTCTGCAGCGCAGGGTGTTAAGTTAAAATCTGCTGCGACTGGTCTTAGATGTGAAATCTACAACGCCACAACCAACGATATCAAGGTTTATCCAAATACTTCGGATAAGGTTGACTCTGGTTCTTCTAATGCTGCAAAAGATCTCCCAGCAAAAACCTCGATGGTTCTGGTGTGTAAGGATGCAGAAAACTGGGAAGTGCTAAGACCAATTGCTCTTTATGATTCTTCTGGCAACCTATTAAATTAAGGATAATATAAAATGGCTGGTCCAGTAAAAGTAAAAGTTTCGGGAAGCGTAGAACAGGGTCTGCAGGTATTGACTGCAGCAGAGTTGTATCAGTACGCAGGTCAATTAATACTCGAGAAGTTTGCATCTGTTAATACTGGAACATCTTCTGTGAATGTCACAACAGGAAGTGTTCCCGCAAACCATGCATCGATTGGAACATTCACAGACAGAAAGCGTAATGATGCGGTTGGTACACACCCTACATCTGCTGGATCTACGACTGTAAATACATATACCATGTATCAAAACGAAACTACAAACTCTTCAGCAATCACAACGCCAGTAAGGGTAAATGCTGACGGTGATGTTTTAGAAATGACAGCCGCTGAAATAAACACAGAAATTTGTGATGAAGTGATCACTTCATATGTTGAACAGCAAGCCACTTCTGCTGGTCAGTATTACCTTTCTGCTTCTGCTCCTTCAGGTGGAACTTGGACAAACAGAGGAACAATCTCTGACACCCAAGTAGATGGAACAACCGTCACCAAAACACTCTGGCAAAAAACTGCTGCAACAACCGATACAACTAGAGTTTCAGGGACTGGGCTCGTCAAGAAACTTGATGATAATTCTTTACAAGAGATGACAGATGTTGAGATTGAAAGTCTGTTCGCTCGCGTTGCAAACAGAATTAAAGACAATGATATTGGGAAATTTGTTCTTGCTGAATCGGCTCCAGGAACTGGGACATGGCAGCAAATGGGCGAGATCATGACTGACCAGATGAAAGACACAGCATCCTATGCTTATGCGGGGTCTTACACAGGGACTTATACGGGATCTTATGTAGGCGCGTATGCAGGGGCTTATGCAGGGGCTTATGCAGGTTCGTATGCTCTATTTTTCAGTGGATATATAGGGACAGTATATACAGGTTACTATACTGGATATTACGTTGGTTATTATGCAGGTTCATACACTGGTTCATACAGCGGTACTTATGCTGGAACATATAACGGTCTTACCATCATAAGTTCTTCAAGCACTCAAGAGTCTAAACGGCTGTGGATGAGAACTGCCTAAATAGAATACAATTTTACATCATGGAGTAAATTAATGGAAGTTATCGCATCATCATCAGACAAAGAACGCCCACCACTTTGGAAAGATCCTATCTGGAAAGATAAGAACAATCGCCAAGTTGTTGCAAGGCGTTTGACTTTATCAGGCGAATATGCAGTTGTTCATATTGATGCATCTGGAGGTGTCAATAAAGACTTCGATGAAATCTTAGAAATCTTTGGTGAAGAGGCATTAGACGAATCTACTGCCAAACACAAAGAAGAAGCACGAAGACAAGAGCAGATTCATCGTGAACGCCACGAAGCTGATAAGGTTCGTCAAAAACAAGAAGTCTTATTCAATATGAAGCTGGAAGCATTTGAGATCGAAGAAATCAAAAACTCGTCAAACAGAGATCTGAAGAAGCGTCTTAGAAAAGCAAAGACGCCAATCGAGGTCCAATCCTATGCTACCCTGTTGATACAGGAAGCATTGGCAAATGAAGAGTAATGGTTTTGTCTATGTTGCTTCAGTAAACAAAGCATTTTACCAAGCAGCACTCCAATCCGCTCAATCCCTCTTAGATTTCTTTCCAGAAGCAAAGATAACTTTGTTCACCCATGAACCTTGGGTTTGTGATGAGGCGAGGGAGATCTTTGATCAGATTATAACAGATGGTGTTCCGAATCACATAAGAGCAAAACTCTGGGCATTGTCGAAGTCTCCTTATGACGCCACATTATATGTTGATTGTGATACTCTGATCAACAGCGAGGAAATATCTGGAGTATTTGATCTCCTTGGTGATAGTGATATTTTGTTTACGCGCAACAGACCATACAATGCCAAAATAACAAAACTATCAGAAACTGAAGAAATGATATATCACTGCGGTTTGTTTTTATATAGAACCGAAACGACCAAAGATTTGATGAATAGTTGGTATAGGTGGTATCTTGAACAAAACGATCCTCGATGGGATCCCTCTCCATACCCAGAAGAAGTTAGAAAGTGGGACACATTTACTATGTGGAATCTCTTGACTAATGGCAATTTTAATGTTATAGTAGGAGAGTTTCCACAACCAGACGCTAAATGGAATTTTGTTACAGGCTATAAACAAGATGAGTTGATGGGCGAGGAAGCTGTTATACAACACTATACAATCCCAACCGAGAGAATTATTGGTAATGAAATTTATAGACCTTAATACTGAGATACTAGAGATTCTTGAAGAACATAGTGATTGGTTTTTTAAGCAAGACCTCTCAGAACTCTATATCGACGACCATGGTGATTCTACTGCTGAACATTCTCAGTCGTATGAATACCTCACAGAAATGCTCACAAAGACAATGGGTAAGGAAGAAGGGCAACACGCTGGTCCACCAGAAGTTGTTCGTAATGCCCACTTTGGTGTTGGTGCTAGATCCCCAGAAAAATTCAAAAAAGAATCCCAGAGATTAAATGACACACTTGTTAAATATCTGGGTGCAAGGCATAGTGCTGTTCATGTCTACTATCCAGAAGATGGATTTATGGGGTGGCATAATAACTGGGATGTTCCTGGATATAATATTCTCTTAAATTATAATCTTGGGGATGGATACTTCCAGTTTTGGGACGGAGAAATAATCCACACTCTTCCCGATTGGAAAGGTTGGTCTGCTAAAGTTGGATATTATGGCGGTAAAGAGGATCCAGTTTGGCATTGTGCTGGTGGTGGTCCAAGAATTACTCTGGGGTTTGTTATCCCTGATGAGGGAATGTGGGAAATGATGATCGAGGATCTTACTTAGATCCGATTACCATAAATCGATCATATTTCTTTTGTCCATCCCACGAGTAATATGTTTGTTCTCGTTGTCCCGAATAATATATCTCATCTAAATCAATCTGCTCTTTCAAGTCTTCAATAGAGTCTACGCAGTTGATACCATACATCTCTTCAATAACATTACTATTTTGACAAGCAAACAATGCCATTGGGTTCTTCGTTTGAAGTTCTTTGAGCGGATACATTTGCTCGGTGTTGATAGCGATTACAACATCTGCGTCAATCTTATTGAGTTCGTCAAACGCAAATGGGATGTCTAGATTGTGGTGGCGAATCTTCACAAACTTCTCTTGAGAGTAATGTTTATGCATTATCTTGGATAAGTCTAATGCCTCTTTGTCTAAGTCGACTAGGTGCAACTCTCCGATATCGAGGTTCTCGCAGAGGAGGGGGACGAGAGGCATCCCCAACCACGAATTGAGTACCAATACCTTAATCTTCTCTTGTCTAGCGCAGTTGTCAATATTTTTCTGTAGTTCTTCAACTAACCACTCTGCTGCCTCAACATGGTTCTGTTCAAAACACTGACGAAGGTCAGATATTTTATGCGGTGCTTTCTTCTCAATAAAGTAGAATGCCTCTCCCCAGAACTTATAGTTTGCTAAAAAATTAGATTTAAGCATCTTTTATTACCTTCACAATAGGTTTTATAATAAACCCCTTTTCATAATTTTTAGGGTATTCATGATGATGGGCATGATATCCTTCACCAAGGGTAACTATATTTTGCCAAAAGCTGTCTTTCGGTTCACCATTAACGTGGTTATTTACAGTAATCATCTGCGCCAAAAATGCATGCGATGTAGGTATTACCCATAAGTAGAATAGATAATTCATACCACCAAGTAAATAAACCAGTGATGCATAAGAAAATATAATAAAATATTTGTTGTTGAACAAAAACATATGCCATTTCTTTTTAATTAAACGAGCTGACACTGCCGAAGGTGCAGCTGCATATGATCTATGAAAAACAAAAAACCAATTTTTCCAACCCAAGTATTTCGAACTATGTGTGTCTAATTCAGTATCTGAATGTTTATGGTGATGCCAATGAGCAGCAGCCCATTCAAATGGACTCAGCCATGTTGACAGCACAACCAATAAAGATAGAAGTTTTTCTTTCGTGTAAGAAATGCGAAAAGATCTATGAGTAAAATATCTATGTGCGCTTACCGCTACTCCTAAACAGGTGAATACAAAACAAGCTACTAGAGAGGATATTACACCTAACATCGTATGCTCAGCTGTAACCACAAACCAGATTGCTGGTATTATGAAAAGCTGACCTATCGTCATCATCGCTTGAGGTAAAATCATCTTAAATTTTAACATCTTCACTTTTTCCCATTGAATCAAATAAACAAATATATGGCATTTCTCTATAGACGTGCCGCTCGGTGTCTTGTGGATATACATAACCCTGATTGAAACTATAGACCCAACCAAATGGAAACAGCTTCATAGGAATTATGTTTTTATCACAAAGGAAATTATCAATTCCCCTATAGTGCCACATAATTTGTTCCTTGTATTTATCAAAGAACTCCCACAGCTTTTTACTGTCGAATGAATCGTTCCACCGCAGAACACTCGAGTTTATGTCGCTGAATTTATGCGGGACGTGTTTGGTTTCCTCGCGCATCGTTTCAATATCGTGCCACCAAGTCTTTACGATACCAAGACAGTTTTCTGGATCGAACTCTTCAAATACAGTTATGTCCTGTTGAATGAGAATATCGAGGTCAAAGAAAAGTTTCTCCCCTTCCTGCTCAACCAGAGGTGAGAACAGATACATTTTGTTCCACCATTTCTGTAAATCATTTCCTTCTGGTATAAGTATCGGCTCAATGAAGTCTTTGAGACCAGTCGGGTCGTCAGTTATACAATATACTTTGCGGTCTGCCTCTGGGAAATCGGCTGCAATATCGTATGCAATCTTGTTTACATATTCAGAGGAGTATTTGTCTCCCCATTTCACTGTGTAGATATTCATCTAACGAAATCCGATTCTGCCCATAGAATATTTTTGCGTAAATGTTTGGTGCTGAATCGATGTTCTCGTTTATTGTAGTATATTTCGATTCCTTTCCTATCGCAAATCCAGTCTCCTGTGAATGAAGATCTCTCATATTCTTCGCCAATTATTCTTACATTGATCGGATATAATTCCAAGATATCTTCTAACTCGTTCTCCGTCGCATAAGGTATAATTTCATCGACATACTTCACTGCCTTCAGTTGCGTGTATCGCTCAACCATATTCTGGACAGGTTTGCCTTTCTCTGATCTTTGGGTACTCGGGTCTATGTGTAATGCACATATCAAATAATCGCATTGAGTTTTTGCTTCCTCTAACATTTGAACATGACCAGCATGTAGTAAGTCGAATGCGCTTGCAGTGAGTCCTATCTTCATTTCCAATGCTCCAGTAATCTTGGGTCTGCCAATTCGTCTTGTTTTGTTTTACCTCTAGATCCATCTTCAAATGGTAAAAGGTCTACATTAAATACGCAGAGAATACAATTCTCTCTATAGATTCCTACGTTTAAATCATCTTCATCCCAAGAGCGTCCACGGTTGTACGAGTATGCCATCCAACTCGGGAAATAATCCCATAACTCTTTCCATCTCCAGCTGTGGTAGTTATCAGTGCCGTCTGTGAATGTAAACCAAATCTTTTCCTGATGTTCTAATACATCATTCCATATAGGTTCACACTGGTCGTCACTCCAAACCTGACAACTTCCGTTTGTGAATGCACCATGGGAAAGTTTGAAGCGACGAGTATCCATGGGTCTTGGATCTTGCCACCAAGAACGCATCTTGGTCGGTTGCTCCATATTGTAAGTGATGATTGGTGTTAGATCGTTTTGAATGATAACGTCTAAGTCTAGAAAGACGAAACGCCCGTGTGGTTTATCGTCTGCGAAATTATGGGTATTAAAAACGAAAGTCTTTGCACGATCCCAACAGCGAGCCATTCCATACTTGTAATCGTCCAAACCGAACCAATACTTAGGGTGAATATCAGGAATATCTGGAAAGGGGATGACCTTAACATCAGACTGAAGACCCACACTGTCATCAGTGTAACAATAGAAGTGAAAGTCAAACTGATCAGGGCAGTTTCTACGAGCCATGTTACATAGGCGATTGACAAAGTGTGCACCATACTTTGTGCCCCATTTAGCACAGACGAAATTTACACGCATCTTCCACAAGTCTCTTTACAAATTTTCAAATGGTCTTTCTTCAGACTATCATTATAACAATCAAAGTCTGCATTATATACAATATCCTTCAATGGGAAGGACTTAGCGTTATTGTATTTAGGATTGTATGGGTAGTCGATTGGATGAAGTGGATATAGTCTATTTTCTAGGATATCTCTCGCCATATACGAACAAGGGAACACATTTCCCTTTGCATTGATGTAAACCATATTGTCGTTTCTGGCTTCACAGTCAATGACCCACTTTTCTTCTTTTGTAACATTCCTATATTCTTCTTTTTGTTTAAACTTCTTGATATTCTCTCTTGTTACAAGTTCTTTTTCCTGTTCAACTATGGGTCTCCCCAGTTTATTGATTATGTGTAAACCAAAATCTATTGGTGGTTGTATCACCTGTGTACCCTGTTGCTCGAACCATTCTACAATTTTGAAATAATCTTTACACCGATTCGGGCGAGCGAGTGTTGTGAGTAATGTAACATATTCTGGTGGATCTTTGAATATCCTCTTCACATCTTCAATTGTTAGTTCGTCGTCTTCAACGAACAGATCGTTGAATTGATTTTTAGTGTCATTGTATTTGTTTGATAGTTCTAGAACCACTCGAGTCGGGACATCCTTATACATATCATATTTACCGTACCAGTGATTGAGTAGGACTGGATCTTCTAACTCCTCAATAGAGATAGACTCATCGTTTGTTATGTAATTCTGGTTGAACAAAGCGAGTTTGGCATCATATTTTGTATCTTGGTAATTGTAACTGTAATACCATTCTTCGGGTAGGAAGTTCCAGAATTCATTACCAGCTGGTCTTCTCCACTGATGGTAGTTGTCAGAACCCTTGTAAAATACTTTGAACACATCTGGATTATTCACGACATCATCATATATTTTCTTCGGTTGTTCAGACCACCAAAGCATGCAGCTAGAGTTGAAGTACGTTCCACGAATATCTCTAAACCTTCTATTATTCACCTGCCCTTCAGGTTGCCAATGAGAATATAGGATATGGGGTTGGAATGCAAGTTCGTAAAACTCATCAATTGAGTCTTGTATGATAATATCTAAATCGAAATAACAGAATGGACCAACATCATTGAGCCATTCTTGTGCATTGAACAGAAGGAATTTGGAACGATCCCAGCAATAGTTCTCCTCGCCAAACCAATACTTTGGGTGTAGCGGTTCAACATCGGGGATAGGGTGAATATCTACTTCTTCCCGAATCCCATCGGGTTCATCTGTGAAACATACCATTCTAAATTGATTGACATAGTTCGCATCAATCATACCATAAAGGTTATTCACATACTCTGCAGAGTATTTGTCACCCCACTTTATCGTCAGAAAAGTGAGAATAGTAATCAATCCTTAAATTGAAGTCGTGTCTATCTTGACCGTTTAACAGGCAGATACTTGCTCCCTTATGATGCTTCCTACCTCTGGGACTCGTATCCGTTTCATAATCAATACCATATGCATAAGAGTATATACTGCCCTTGGGAAACTGTGCAAAGATATATCCGTGTATATGGTATAAGTATTTATCGTCGCAATCTCGGTATCGTACGAGCCATCTATCTGGGTCTGCGGAGAAGTGCGTGAACATCGACCTCCCGTTTCCTTTGCTCCAAGCAATAACACTAGAGTTATAGTCACCACCACCGATATGTGCTTCGAAACCTTCTGGCTTCCAGTACGTCTTACATATGGTGGGTCTTTCTAATCCTGCGTCAAAGAATTCGTCAAGATTTGGGTTTTGAATGATGACATCTAGATCTAAATATAAACATTGATCTATATCACGCCCTTCAAACATCATCACCTTATTGAATGTTCCCAACTCTGGGTCTATTCCTGTGACTGTCTTGACCTTTGGGTCTAACCCACTAGGTGCAGAGTCACAATACAGAACATAATTATACCCCTGACCGTTGGTCGAGTCAACAATATTATTAACATCTCTATAAGAATATTTGCTACCGTACAGCAACATAAAAATAGTTTTCATAACAGACATTATACCTATTTAGTGGGAAAAAGTCAAGTGTTTTTATAATCTTATAAATAAGAGCAGCATTGGAGCAAACATATGGCAACGCAAAAAAATATAGTTATTGATCAGGGTACAACATTCTCAGTTGATGTAACAGCCAAAGATAGTGCTGGAGCAGCAAAAAACCTTACTGGTTATACGACAACAGGTCAGTTGAGAAAAAGTTACTACAGTTCCACCTCCACAAGTTTCACGACAGCGCAGGTAGACGCAACAGGAGTCATTACTCTTTCCCTCACTGCAACTGAAACAGGAAATTTAAAAGCAGGAAGGTATGTATACGACTGCGAATCCGCTTCTGGATCGGAAACGATCCGTGTAGTTGAGGGTATCGTCACAGTCACACCACAAGTGACAAAGGCATAACTCAATGGATATGAAAGACCTGTTTCAGATGTTGGCTGAAGAAAAAGCCAAGAACTCTGCCGAACAGAAGAAAACAAAGAAAAAATCGAAAGATCTTCAAGGCGATTTCTTGGAGGCGTTTTCGTCTGAGTTGAAACAGTTGAAGGAAGAGGAAGAAAAACAAAAGCGCGAAGTCGCTGCCATGGAAGCGTGGTTGACATCACCAACAAACAAAGGTGGTGTTCAGGTTGAGGAGATTGTTGGCGACACAGAAGATAAACTCCCTGAAATACAAGAAGTTGTCGAACAGGTCTTTGAAGAAGACAAAGAAATCCTAGAAGAATTAGTAGAAACACCTCTTCAAGAACAGGCACTCGACTTCTTGAAGACCAAGCGTGTTGAGTTATCTGAAGAACAGGTCAAAATAAAAGGTCTAGAGAAACAGATCGATGACGTGAAGAAATCAATCATGAGTATTCGGTTGGGTCTTCAAGGTTCTTCGGGCGGTGGTGCAGTAAAGATAAAAGACATGGACGACTTAGATCGTTCGACTGCTCTTGTAAACAATAAATTTTTAAAGTATGATTCAGCAACTGGCAAGTTTGTGGGAGCAGATGCATCGGGTGGTGGTGGAAGCGCAGATTTTTCATCAGTCGGTGAACATATCCTTCCATCTGCAACCGAAACATATAATCTCGGTTCAGCGACAAAGCGATGGAATGATTTGTTCCTAGCAGGTGAAACCATTAACTTGGGTGGAACAAAGATACAAAAAGATACCAATGGTGATGTTACTTTTAAAGACGGTTCAGATAATCTTAAAAAGGTAATCGTTGAAGAGATTCACATTGGAAATAACGGTAATGTTCTGAAGTTGAAAAACTCTGGCGGCAAATTGAAAGCTGTCGACCAATCAGACGCCAAAGTCAGTCATGACGTTACATTCTCCGAAATCACTTCCACTCCTACCACGTTGAGTGGTTATGGCATCACTGATGCACAATCGGCTCTGGTATCAGGGACTAGCATCAAGACAGTCAACGGAACTTCTCTTCTCGGGAGCGGAAATATCGCTATCTCTGGTGGCGGTGGTGGAGATGTGGAGTTTGCAGATATTACCAGCAAACCAACGACAATAAATGGCTATGGTATAACTGATGCATTCGATGGCGCATATAGTTCGTTATCAGGTGCGCCAACTATACCAACTGTCTCAAATGATTTCACTAATGCTGACCACACTAAACTAGATGGCATTGAAGCATCGGCTGATGTAACTGACACAGCTAATGTGGTCGCGGCATTGACAGCAGGGACTAATGTTACCATTGCAGCCGATGGAACTATTAGTTCGGCTGATACAAATACTACATACACTGTAGGTGATGGTGGTCTCACACAAAATAACTTTACTGATGCTGATCACACAAAGCTAAATGGTATAGAGGCATCAGCGGATGTTACAGACGCGACAAACGTGACGGCAGCTGGAGCGTTGATGGATTCAGAGGTCACAAACCTCGCGGAAGTGAAAGCATTTGATTCTTCAGACTACGCAACAGCTGCACAGGGAACTAAAGCAGATACAGCGCATGGCTGGGGTAATCACGCATCAGCTGGATACCTCACGTCAGTAACCACGTCGACAACACAGTCAACAGGCGATAATACAACTAAAATTGCAACAACTGCCTTTGTCCAACAAGAAATTAATGCACTGAAGGCTCTGTTGTATTCTTATGACCAATCATAAGTCTTATAAATAGTACCAGACTTTAAACAAATTCATTAGGGGTTCAGATGGCTCTATCAACTAGACAAGAACTAATAGATTACTGCCTCAGAAGATTGGGATTCCCTGTAATCGAAATAAACGTGGATGAAGATCAGGTTAGCGATCGCATCGATGATGCATTACAGTTATGGCAGGAATACCATTTTGATGGCGTAGAACGTGTGTATATTAAGAAAGCACTTGAAGGTTCTACTCTAAATCTATCCGCTTCTGTTGCATTTATTGACGGGGAAACAGTTACAGGCGGCACATCAGGAGCGAAAGCTACTGTCGATAAAAGCAGTTCGGGCGACAAAGTAATCTATGAAAACGTACAAGGTGCTGCAAAGTTCGCTGCAGGAGAGACAATCACTGGTTCTGACTCAGCACTTACTGCAACAATCAGCACAATCGTAAAAGGCGATATCGAGAACGGTTACATCACTATCGGTAATGAGATACTCGGTGTGACAAAAATGTTTAAGTTTGGCGGTATTGGCTCGACATCTAACTCTGATGGTCTGTTTGATATTGATTATCAATTTGCTCAAAACGATCTATACAATCTACTCAGCGCAGACGTCACATACTACTCAATGGTGAAGACTCATATGAATCTCCTTGAGAGTTTGTTTGTGAATGATCGCGCAATCAGATTCAATCGCAAAACGAACAAAATGTATATCGACACGGATATGGACAAGACTTTCGATATCGGTGACTTCATTGTAGCAGAAGGTTATGCTCTTGTAGCTGGAACAGACTATTCAGAAGTCTACAACGACTTATGGTTGAAGAAATATGCTACTGCATTGATCAAGCGGCAATGGGGAGAGAACATGAAGAAGTTCGGAGGAATCCAACTTCCTGGTGGTGTTACTCTCAACGGTGACGTTATCTTTGGCGAGGCTCTTGCTGAGATAGGTCAAATTGAAGAAGAGATGCAAGTAAGATACGAATTGCCCCCAACATTCATGACAGGTTGATAAATGGCTACCAATTTCTACTTTCAATCGGGCGACACATCTGGAACCACTGCTGAACAACGGCTAGTGGAGGATCTTGTTGTCGAGTCGTTGAAGATTTATGGTCATGACATTTTCTATATGCCTCGTACATTCGTGAATACTGATACTATCTTTGACGAAGATGCATTATCTAAATTCGAACAAGCATACCCAGTTGAAATGTATCTAGAAAACGCAGAAGGATTCGAGGGAGACGGAGAATTATTCCAGCGGTTTGGTCTTGAGATAAGAGACCAAGCAACATTCGTTTTGTCTAGAAAGAGATGGAACGATATTGTTAACAACACTGATGGAAGCACGTTTGTCGGTGGCGGTGACAGACCGATGGAGGGAGATCTATTATTTTTTCCCAAAACCAGATCCCTCATGGAAATCAAATTTGTTGAATTCCAAGATCCTTTCTACCAACTCGGTAAGATCTATGTGTTTAAACTCAAATGTGAGTTGTTCGAGTATGGTTCTGAAAGAATCGACACAGGTAATACTGCAATTGATCAGATCGAGGACGACAATACAGTCGATCAACTTCTGTTCGAACTTGTTCTCGAAGATGCTTCAGGTAATCTTACACTGGAAGATGGCGGCTCTCTCATTAAAGAAGACTATGCAATCAAACCTTCTGTTCAGGGAGACGATTTCAAAGCAGCAGAGATTGCTAGTAATATCCTTGACTTCACTGAATCTAACCCATTCGGAGACTTATAATGTTTAAGGGTAAGAATTTTTATCACTCTCATGTCCGTAAAGCAGTCGCGGCATTTGGAACCATATTCAACAACATCATAATAGAGAGAAAAGACTCTTCTGGTTCTGTCGCCCAGACATTGAGAGTGCCTCTTGCGTATTCCACAAAACAAAAATTTATCTCTAGAATTGAGCAAGTCCCGACTGTTGAAAGTCGTGGTGAAGTCGCTATTGTACTTCCTCGTATGGGGTTTGAAATCATCTCACTGCAATACGATGCAGCAAGAAGGGTCTCTCCCATCCACCACCATAAAAAGGGTTCGGGATCGGCAACTTCTGTAAAGAGCGTATTCACATCTACACCATATGACCTCAGTTTACAACTGTATGTGTTTGCAAAAAACCAAGACGATGGATTGCAAATAATCGAACAAATCCTTCCGTTCTTCAATCCAGACTTCAGTATAACTGTCAATGATCTACCTGAGTTGGGTATCAAACGCGACATCAAACTCACATTGGATTCAGTTGCGTACGAAGACCAGTCACAAGGAACTTTTGCAGACAGAGCGAGTATCGTCTGGACTCTCACATTCAATATGAAACTTAATTTCTATGGTCATGTGGGCGACCAAAATGTTATTAAGAAAGCAGTTGCCAATATATTCCAAAATCCAGATTTGGCTGGAGCGCGTACCACTCAACAATATACTGTGGTGGCAGCGACAACTACTGGGGTTGCAACGCTATTAAGCCAGTCAGTCGATACAATATCTCTCACATATGCAGGCGGCAACTATGGAGAGAATGGACCAAATGTTACCATTTCTGGTGGCGGTGGTTCTGGTGCAAGAGCATCGGTTGTCATGGAAGTCGATCCTATAAATACTGGAAAGTACAGAGTCAAGAACGTAGTTATTAATGATGGCGGTAGTGGATACACTTCCGTACCAACGGTTACATTCGAAGCACCAGATTCAGGTAATCAGGGTGTGGATGATGCATACCGATTCCTTGAAGAGTTTGATGAGACTTATGAGTAAAAATAAAGTATTTGATGCCTTAGATAAAACCTTCGAGACTTCAACGAAGTCTACTGAGGTCACAACACCAGTGGTCACAAATGGTAATGTCGAAGAAGATTTTGAAGAGGCGCGTGGTGCGCTAAAAAGAGCCATGGCATACAGTGAGTCGACACTTCAGGGCATTGTCAATGTTGCCGAGAACAGCGACAATCCGAGAGCGTATGAAGTTGCTGGTCAGTTGATTAAAATGTTTGGTGATCAAGCCAAAGATATTTTAGAGTTGCAACAAAAGAAAAAGAAAATAGATCAAGCAGATGGAATAAAACCAGCCGCCACCAGCATCGGTCACCAGACCAATGTTCTATTTAATGGAAGCACATCAGATCTGATGAAAGCATTGAAACAAGATGACGAGAAAGTCATCGAAGGCGAAGTAAAAAATGGCAATACCGACTGAAGAAACTTCCTATCACGGAAATCCAAATTTAAAATCTATTGGTCATCAACACGATTTCACAAAGGAGCAAATAAACGAACTCCTGAAGTGCAAAGATGACCCAATTTATTTCATTGAGAACTATTGTCAGATTGTAACTCTGGATAAGGGGTTGCAACCATTTAAGTTATATCCCTGTCAAAAAGAAAAAGTCGATTTCATCATGAATAATCGGCAGACTATCTTGATGGAGGGTCGTCAGCAAGGTAAAACTGTAACAGCTGCAGCCTGTATCCTCCACTATAGTATCTTCCAAGAAAATAAAACCGTCGCGATCCTCGCCAACAAAACAGCAGCAGCGAGAGAAGTTCTTTCTCGATACCAGATTATGTACGAGGGTCTTCCAATATGGATGCAACAGGGCGTAAAGACTTGGAACAAAGGTAATGTCGATCTAGAAAATGGCTCTGTTGTATTTACTGCGGCAACAACATCTTCTGGTATTCGAGGAAAGTCGGTAAACTGGCTGTACATCGATGAGGCAGCAATCATCCCAAATAATATTGCTGAAGAGTTTTTCACCGCTGTTTATCCAACCATTTCTGCTGGTCAAACTACAAAGATTCTATTGACTTCTACGCCACTCGGTTATAATCATTTTTGGAAATTCTGGAATGAAGCTGAGAATGGCGAGAATGGATTCAAGAGAATGTTCATTCACTATAGTGAAATTCCAGGAAGGGATGAGGCATGGGCAGAAGAACAAAATAAACTTCTTGGCGATTTGAAATTTAATCAGGAAGTTCTTTGTGAGTTCTTGGGTTCTACAAATACGCTGATCAATGGTAAAACATTGGCGGTTATGTCTGCGAAAAACCCCGAATACAGCAAAGATGGCTTAGATCTATATGAGAATCCAATACCCGACCACTACTATATGATGACGGTAGACGTGGCTCGAGGAGTTGGTGGTGATTATTCAGCATTTACATTGATTGATGTAACAGAGATGCCATATCGGTTAGTCGGTAAGTATAAAGATAATAAAATATCTCCGATGTTATATCCTAGTATCATATCCAAAGTCGGAAAAGACTTTAACAATGCGTATGTGTTAGTTGAAGCGAACGATATCGGTCAACAAGTATTAGATATTTTACACCAAGAAGAAGAATATGAGAATATCTTTACAACTCTGACTGAGAACGGAAAGCAATATCTAACTCCTGGATTTGGTCGTTCAGCAAAACTCGGTGTTACAACATCCAAGGCAGTGAAACGTCAGGGTTGTTTTGCAATTAAATCTCTTGTTGAAGATACCAAATTATTGATTCACGATGCTGAAGTTATCGGTGAATTATCTGTTTTCACAGAAAAGGGACAGACTTTCCAAGCCGACGAGGGGTATAACGATGACCTCGCGATGACATTAGTGTTGTTTGGTTGGGTTACAACCAACTCATTCTTCACAGATCTAACTAATGTGAATGTTCGGGAAGGATTATTCAACGCTGAGATGCGTATGATTGAGAACGATTTAACTCCTTTTGGTCAAATAGTAGATGGAACAGAGGAAGAAGTAGAGATTATGGGCGGTGATATCTGGTATACGATAAACCAAGAGAAAACGTCATTATTATAAATAATTTCAGTAAAAGCAATTTAGCATAATAATAACGATTATCCATAATATCGAGGAGATAAAAAATGGCATTTCAATTAAGTCCAGGAGTTCTCGTAAGAGAACAAGACGCGACAGCTGTCGTTCCTGCTGTTGGAACTACAGTCGGTGGGTTTGCAGGCGATTTCGCTTGGGGTCCAGCCAGAGAGTTAGTTTCAATCTCAGGTGAAAACGAATTAGTTGAGCGTTTCGGCAAGCCAGCAAAAGCAAACAATGTAGACTTCCTTACAGCTTCATCTTTCTTAGCATACGGTTCAAACCTTCTTGTA